ATATAGAAATAAATTAGTTTATGATGCATCAACAGGCGATATCAAAGATGATAAGAAGCATATGTCAATGCTTGAAGATTTCTTCTTACCACGTAGAGAAGGTGGTAGAGGTACAGAAATATCAACCTTACCTGGAGGAGAAAACCTTGGCCAAATTGATGACATCATATATTTTCAGAAAAAATTATATAGATCCCTAAACGTACCAATTAACAGGCTTGAACAAGAAGCTCAATTTAGTTTAGGACGAACAACAGAAATATCTAGAGATGAAGTTAAATTTAAAAAATTTATTGATAGATTAAGAAAAAGATTTTCCGATGTGTTTATGCAAGCACTTAAAACTCAACTATTACTTAAAGGTGTAATAACCATTAAGGATTGGGATGAGTGGAAAGAAACAATTGTTTTTGATTTTATTGAAGACAATTACTTTAGTGAACTTAAAGAATCAGAAATGATTAGAGAAAGGTTCGAATTGATTGCTTCAGTCGATGAATATGTAGGTAAATACATATCTAACGAATGGGTAAGAAAAAATATTTTACGTCAAACAGACGAAGATATTGAAGACATTAATAAACAGATAGAAGATGAAGGTGGTGATGAAGACGACCTTGATATTGACATCTAGAAAACTTAAATATTATAAATATATATTGACGAGGATTTTGAATGAGTATAGAAAACTTAATTAAAAACATTGGTGATGGCGAACACGTCGCAGCCGGTAAGGACTTTGAATCCATAATAGGCAGTAAACTTTCTGCTGCTTTGGATGCAAAGAAAATAGAAGTCGCTTCTAGGATTGGTAAAAAAATACCAGAAGCTGAAGAAGAACAAGAAGAAATCGTAGATACCGAGGAAGGTTAATGAAACTAATATCAGAATACGTAAGTAATAATTTAAACGTAATGACTGAAGCCAAAAAGAATGGTGATAAAAGTTATGTTATTGAAGGCGTATTCATGCAGGCCGAAAAGAAAAATAGAAACGGTCGTGTCTACGAAAAAAAGATTTTAGAATCTGCTCTTAAAAAATATGTTGATGAGCAGGTTTCACAAGGTAGAGCTGTTGGAGAATTAAATCATCCGGAAGGACCAACAGTAAACCTTGACAAAGTTTCTCATAAAATCACAAACCTGGAATTCCAGGGGAATGATGTTTATGGAAAAGCATCAATTCTTAAAACCCCTATGGGGAAGATCGTAGAAGGTCTTCTTGAAGGTGGAGTTAAGCTTGGTGTATCTAGTCGTGGTATGGGAACTCTTGAGAATAAAGGAGGTACTATGTACGTGAAGGATGACTTTATGTTAGCTTCCGTGGACATAGTCCAAGATCCCTCCGCTCCATCAGCGTTTGTTAACGGTGTTATGGAAGGAGTTGAATGGATATGGAATAATGGTATCCTACAGCCGCAAGAAATTGAAAAAATTGAGACTGAAATAAAACGTACTCCTAGCAAGCATTTAGCTGAAGCAGAGATTAAAGCGTTTAAAAATTTCCTCTCTAAACTTTAATAAACTCAAAACTTAAGAGGACAATAAAATGTCAATGACAGATAGTATTAAAAAAGTTGTCGCTGAAAGCGTTGAAAACGAATCAGTAACTGAGGAAGAAATCTCTGAAGTTGCAGATGAAGTTGTTGAAGAGGAAGTTGAAGTTACATCAGAAGCTGAATCCGATGAATCTTTGGATGAAATGAAAAACGGTCATGATAAGAAAAAATTGAAGGCCGGTTATCATAAAGAAGAAGAGGAAGAGGACGATGAGGAAGAAGAAGTCGACGAGCAATCTGAAGAAGATGACGAAGACGACGATGACGACGACGAAGTCGAAGAAGTCGCAATTCCTAAAACTAAAGCTGGTGTAATTAATGCTGCTCTAGAAATGCTAAAGAAAGCGAAGAAGAACGAAGCGCAACAGTTGTTCGCTAAGATGGTGAAAATGTCTGAGTCTGAGGACGAAGGTGGAATGGTTGCTAAAGCATCCGGTGCTACAAAGAAAGTTGCCGATCCAAAAGCTAAAGGTGGATCTGGTAAAATGGAAGATGTAGACTGGAGCGAAGACCTGGATATCTTAGTCGCAGAGGAAGCCACACTATCAGATGGATTCCGTGATAAAGCTGGTGCTATTTTCGAAGCTGCTTACAAATCAAAAGTAAGTGCTGAGATTGATAGACTAGAATCAGAATATGCGCAAAATCTTGAGTCTGAAGTAAATGACCTAAATGAATCACTTGTAAATAAAGTTGATTCATATCTTAACTACGTAGTTGAGAATTGGGTTAAAGAAAACGAAGTTGCAATCGAAGCAGGTCTTAGGACTGAAATCGCTGAGCAATTTATGGATTCTTTACAATCAGTATTCAAGGAACATTACATTGAAGTTCCAGAGGGTAAAGCTGACCTGATCGACGATTTAGCTGATCAAGTTTCTGAACTTGAAGAACAACTCAATAAAACCACAGAAGATAATATTCAATTACACGAGAAGGCTCAATCTTTCGAAAGAGCTGACGTTGTAAGAAGACAATCTTCGGGCTTGGCAGTAACAGAAGCAGAAAAGCTAGCATCTTTGGTTGAAGATATAGATTTTGATGACGCTGAAACTTTTGAAATGAAAGTTAAAACCGTTAAAGAATCTTACTTTGAAAAAGAAGTTAACGAATCTGTAGATGAAGCTGATGCACTAGTTGGAGAAGAGGAAGCACCAGTTGCTAACTCTGATGTAATGAATGCATATACTCAAGCTATTAGTAAACACATTAAATAAACTCATAGAGGTAAAACAAAATGTTTAGTGCAGACGAAAAATTAATGGAGAAATGGTCTCCAGTATTGGAACATGGTGATGTTCCAAATATCGATGATCGATATAAAAAGGCTGTTACTGCAAGACTTCTTGAAAACCAAGAAGTTGCTCTAAGAGAAGAAAGAGTACAACAAAGTTTTGGCGCAATTTCAGAGGCAGCTCCTGCTAACGCAACTGGCTCTAATATTGCTAACTTTGATCCCGTACTAATTTCTTTAGTTAGACGTGCAATGCCTAACCTTATTGCTTATGATATCGCTGGCGTACAGCCAATGAGTGGACCTACTGGTCTTATCTTTGCAATGAAATCTAAGTTCTCTACCCAGGGTGGTACTGAAGCTTTATTCAATGAAGCTGATACTGACTTCTCAGGTGCTGGAACACATGAAGCTGATCCATCAGGTTTAGTTGGAGCCACTGACTCAGACGGCAACGACGGACTTGCAGATGAAGAAGCTATCTCAGCTGGTAATACAACATCAGGGTTTGGTACTGGTGATACTACTGCGAACGCTGAAAAGCGTGGAAGTGGTGACGGCGGAGATCCTACATTTGGCGAAATGGCTTTCTCAATTGAGAAATCAACTGTGACAGCTAAAGCCAGAGCTCTTAAAGCTGAATACACAATGGAATTGGCTCAAGACCTTAAAGCAATCCACGGGTTGGATGCTGAAGGTGAATTGGCTAATATCCTATCTGCTGAAATCTTAGCTGAAATCAACAGAGAAGTTGTTAGAACAGTTTTAACAAAAGCTAAAATCGGTGCTCTACAATCAAACGTAGCTTTAAAAGGTGTGTTTGATGTTAAGACTGATTCAGATGGTCGTTGGATGGTTGAAAAATTCAAGGGTCTAATCATGCAACTCGAAAGAGAAGCAAATATTATTGCTAAAGAAACAAGACGTGGAAAAGGTAACTATGTTATCGTTTCTTCTGACGTTGCTTCAGCTTTAGCTGCTTCAGGCATGATGGATTATACCCCTGCAATGTCAACTAACCTTAACGTTGATGACACAGGTAATACTTTTGCTGGTGTTCTTAACGGTAGAATGAAGGTTTATGTTGATCCATATGCTACTGGCGATTACGCTTGTGTAGGATATAGAGGTCCTAATCCTTATGACGCTGGTCTTTTCTATTGCCCATACGTTCCTTTAACTATGGTTAAAGCAATTGGTGAGAATGACTTCCAGCCAAGAATCGGATTCAAAACAAGATATGGAATGGTTGCTAACCCATTCGTCGCTGCTGACGGAACTGGCGCAAACAGAGCCAACCCATACTTCAGAATCTTCAGAGTTGACGACATTATGGTAGAGTAATCTACTAATCGTTAATACGATTCAACTAAAGGGACTCTTCGGGGTCCCTTTTTTTATGGAAGAATATAATTGTTTCCCTCAAGGAATACAATATTGTGTATAAATATAATTATAGAATATATCAACATATAAACGGAGATTATAATACATGAATGCTATCATAGGTTTACGTAATAAATTTTTATGGTTAGGATATCAAGCCGCTCGACCCTTGATATTTTTGATGGAGCCAGAACAAGCACATTATTCTTTAAAAAGAGTCGGTGTTTTTCTTGGCAAATTTTGGGTATTTCGAAAATTAACAAGTTTACTATTTAATTACGAACATAAGAGTTTGAATATAACAGTAGATGGAATTGATTATAGAAACCCAGTCGGGCTTTCAGCTGGATTTGATAAAGATGGTGAGTTAACAAAAATATATCCATCACTTGGATTTGGATTAGCTGAACTTGGTTCTTTTACTGGAGAAATTTGTCCAGGCAATCCAGGTAAAAGATTATTTAGAATGATTAAATCAAGAGCCATTGTTGTATGGTATGGTTTAAATAATGAAGGATCTGAAAAAATATCATCTAGATTAAAAGGTGAAGATTTTGGAAAACTTAGAGTAGGTATTAATGCTGCAAATTCTAATCTTACTCCTGAATTTATTTTAGAAGATTCAATATCAGATTATCTTAAAACAATGAAACTATTTAAAGATGTTGGTGACTATTATGATATTAATATTAGTTGTCCCAATACACAAGATGGTGAACCATTTGTTGATAAGAAAAACTTAGATGCTTTATTGACTGCAGTTAATAAAGAAATTAGACCAATAAGTGATAAACCAATTTATGTTAAATTAGCAGCTGATATGAATTTAGATGAAATCAATACAATTGTTGATGCATGTGTAGAACATAAAATGGATGGAGTTGTATGTACTAATTTGGCAAAGCCTCAATATAATAGTGAACACCGACCCGAAGAATATCCAACAGTAGATGGAAGACTTCCAGCTGGTAAAGGTGCTATGAGTGGCTTACCATTACAACGTATTTCTACAAATGTAATTAGACATGTATATAGAAGGACTAAAGGTAAACTTACAATTATAGGTGTGGGTGGTATATTTAGTGCAAAAGATGCTTATGAAAAAATTACCTCAGGCGCTAGTTTACTACATATGATTACAACAATGATATTTGATGGACCTCAAAACATTAATGAAATTAATAGAGGATTGGTAAAATTATTAAAAGCCGATGGATTCGATTCATTAGAACAGGCTGTAGGATCGAGGAACCCTATACCAAACAGATGAAATATATTATTCTTGGTCTAATTTTTATTCCCTGGGAAATCCCACTAATTCTATTATTAGCTTATTTATTTGTATAAATAGATATATGAGTAAAAAAAGTAGAATTGACATAATAGGTCAAAATGGAAACACCGGAGAGCACTATGATGAAGTGCCACTCAATCAGCCACGGCCTGCAGATGGAAGATGGAATTGGTGGGGACTAGCGGAAGAAGAGGACGAAGAAGATGGCTCTAACGACGAATAAAAACTTTTTAAGTCCAGTTGGATTTACATTTAAATTAGACGCTACTAATTTCGCAAATACCGAATATTTTTGTACCCAGGTTACTATGCCTGGTATGAATTTAGCTGAAGTTAATGTACCTTATAGAGGTGTAAATCTTGCTATGACCGGTGATAGAATTAACTTCGAAGATCTTGCTATAAGATTTAATGTAACTGAAAATATGGAAAACTATATTGAAATATTTAATTGGATGCATAGGATTATACAAGGGAAAAATGCTGAAGGTGAAAAGTATGATGCTACTCTTTTAATAATGTCATCTCATAATAACCTCACAAAAGCAATTAAATTTCAAGATGTATTCCCTACAAGTTTAACATCAGTTGAATTTAATTCACAATCAGCAGAAGTTGAATACTTACAAGCAGACGTAACGTTTAAATATACTCTATTTGAATTTGAATAAAGTCCTTTACTTTTATATCATTCTGTGATATAATATATAACATATGCCTGGAGACTATACATTATGAATTTAGAAGAAATACTAGCAATGTGGAAAAAAGATTCCGAGATTGATGAAGTCCAGTTGGATGAGGCATCAAGAGATTCTGCAAAGCTACATTCAAAATATTTAGATCTATATTCTGTAGCAAAAATAAAACAGAAAGATTTAGATCTTAAATTTAAAGTTATCCTACGAGATAAATTTAAACATTACAATGGTAAACTATCACAAGAAGAAATGGATAAAAAAGGCTGGGACTATGATCCTTTAGATGGATTAACTGTTTTAAAAGGTGACCTAGATAAATGGTATGATGCTGATGAAGTCATACAAGATCATCAAAGAAAAATAGCTTATAATGGTGAAATAGTTAATACCCTTAAAGAAATATTAGACAATATTAAATGGCGACATCAGAATATTAAAAATATGATTGAATGGAGAAAGTTTACTAGCGGTATGTAATGGAAACTATAACCTATACCAAAATTAACGAAACATTTTTAAAAATAGATTGCGAAGCTAGCACTGGGCAAGAATTATCTGAGCATTTTTGTTTCTACGTTCCTGGATATAAATTTATGCCGGCATATCGTAACAGAATGTGGGATGGTAAAATAAGATTATTCAATATGAGGGATAAAACTTTGTATTGTGGCCTTTTGAATTATTTAAAACAATTTTGTGCTGAAAGAGGGTATGAGATAAAAGTACACGATATCAATGGTTTAGATCAATCACATGTAGCACAAAAGATGGATTTAGAAGCCTTTATATCAGAATTGGGCCCTAGCGTGAACGGAATAGGTATAATACCCAGGGACTATCAAATCGATGCACTCTCGCGCACTATTTCAGATGG